AATTACTTGCGTCTGACGGCACAGAATTACCAACTGCGTTTGTAGCTATAACTGTAAATGTATAACTAGTTCCAGATTGTAAACCTTGTACCGTAATAGGAGAAGAAGATCCAGAAGCAGTATAACTTCCTGGACTTGAGGTAACTGTATATGAAGTAGCTGGTGGGGAATCTACGCTCATTGTAAATGGTACAGATGAGGCTCCATTATTAAATGCTCTATCTGTTCCTATATCTGTTGCTGTTCCGATAATTGGCTTAAATGGCTCTAAAAAGTCATTAGCCGATTGGCTCATTCTACCTGCTTGTTTTGACATATATAATCTCCTCTATTATTTTCTTTAAGCTAAAAGATCTCCAAAAACTAACCAACCGCTTGGAGTTTTCATTGCTGTTACAACCGAATTTGTTGTTCTAAATTTTAAGCCTGGTGTACCAACAACACTGTTTGTTGAAGCAAATGACGCTCCAGTTCCTGATACTTGGTAGAAATCAATTGACTGACCAGTTGAATATCCAGATGAAGGAAGAGTTATTTGAACTGCTCCATTTAATGGAACAAACTTGTCCTGTTCTCCAGATGCTAGTGTTTCTGATGATGTTCTTTCTGTTCCAAATGTTGTTATAGATGGTACGCCAATTTTTGTTTGTGTACCGTCTGAGAACTGAATACCATTTGCTGACATATTTGATGTTCCAGATACTGTAATATTTGCTACAGTATTTGTACCAGTAAATGTAGGTGAAGCAAGTGGAGCAAATCCTGAAATGCTTGCACCTGCAGGAATTGTTACTGTTCCAGTAAATGTTGGTGAGGCAATAGGTGCTTTTGTTCCTACTAATGTAGAAAGAGTTGCTGCGGTTGCTTCATCAGCAGTAAGTGCTGCTGCTAATTCTCCTAAAGTATCTAGTGCTGCAGATGCTCCATTTACAAGAGCAGTTACTTCTCCTCTAACAAAAGCAGTAGTTGCAATTTGTGTTGTATTAGTTGCTGCTGATGCTGTTGGAGCAGTTGGTACACCAGTAAGTGCTGGTGAAGCAAGTGGTGCCTTAAGAGCAACATTTGCTACTGTTTCTTTAAGATCAAGTGCTGTTTGTGTAGCAGTTGAGACTGGCTTATTAGCATCTGAAGTATTATCAACATTTGCAAGGCCTACTGAAGACTTTGTAAGTGCTGCTACTGCAGTTGAAACCTTTGTATCAGCTGCTGTTCCTGCTGCTGCGATGGCCTCAGATTTAGCAGTAGCAACTGTTGTTGTTGTTGCAAGAACTGAAGTATCTGCAATTCCGTGTACGCTTGTTGTTACTGCTGCGTGGGTATTCTTAGTATCATCTACATACTTTTTAGTAGATGCATGTAAATCAGCTGAAGGGGCACCGTTTAAAGTTAAAACTCCAGTCATAGATGAACCAGATTTTAACATTAAATCTGCTGTGTTAACAATGCCATGAACATCTGTTGAGTCAGTACTATGATTAGTTATTGCGGTTCCTATTGCTGAATCTGCATAAGTATTTGCGTCTGCCTCTGCTTGATCTGCATAAGATTGAGTAGCAAGTAATGCGGTGTTGGCAATACCGTGGACGTTTGTTGTAGATGATCCGTGTGATACTCCTGCTGCGGAAAGGTTTCCTAATCCTGTTGTAAGAGTTCCTAGTGCTGATGTAACTCCTGCAGCATAGTTTGCGTCATCTCCAATAGCTGCTGCTAGTTCATTAAGTGTGTCTAATGCTCCTGGTGCTGCATCAACTAAATTATTAACTGCTGATGTGATATCGGATGTAAGAGCTACTGTTCCTGTGCTTGTTGGTAAAGTTAGGGTAGCAGCACCATTAGTAATAGATGAGATTATTGGAGAAGTCAAAGTCTTGTTAGTAAGTGTTTCACTACCAGCAAGGGATGCAAAATCTGCATCTGACATTGCTGAGTTAAACTCTGCCTTTGTTCCTGTAATTGTGTTTGTAGTTAATGAGATAGACTTATTTGTAAATGTATCAGTTGAATCTTTAAGAACTACAGTTCCTGTTGCATTTGGAAGTGTAATTGTGCGGTCTGCTGTTGGGTCTACTACTGTTAGTGTTGTTTCAAAAGCATCTGCTGTTGCGCCTTCTAATATGATGCTTGATTTAGGAACTAATAAGTTTCCATCGACATCTAACTTTGCTGGTCCGCCTGCGTTACCAACATCTGCTAGTAATACATAATCTGCAGCTGATGCGTTGTCTAATCCAGTTATTTGACTGTCAACATAAGATTTAAGTGCTACAACTGATGAGTCAATATTAAGAGAAATTGTATTTGTGGCATCGTTGTAAGATTTTGTAAGACCTGATCCCATTGAAAGGGCTGTGTCAATTGCATCTTGTGCAATTTCTGTAATTCCTGGTGCATCTGATGCGATGTATGAAAGGCTAGTCCATGCTGTGCTTCCAGTTCCAACTTTAATTTTTCTGGTGTCTGTTTCAACACCCATTTCACCTGCAGCTAGTGTAGGATTTGCTGAGGTCCATTCTGATGCTGTTCCTCGTCTTACTTGAATTCTTACTGTTGACATATTTATTACCCCTTATTTGCTAATTATAGCATTTATTTTTGTTAAACTATAACTCCAGAATCAAATGTTATCCCATATAATGAAGTATCTGGGCCACCACCGTCTGCGAATTTAGTTGCTGTTGTACTTACTCCGTTTGCTTGAACTGTATAGACTGGAAGACCATTATAATCTATAGCTAGTCCAATGTCCATAAAGCCTATTTCTGTTTGACTATCTGGAATGTCCGACACAAATGCAATTGGGCTCCAGGTTCCATTTAACTGAATCTGTAGCTTATTTGTTGTTGTGTCAAATCTAAGGGGTGTATCGCCTAATACAACGTTAGAGCCAAAGGTAGCGTTTCCTGCTACGTTTAACCCGTTTTTTACTCTAAAGTTTTTATCTGTTGTTGCCATTTAAGTTCACATATCCCCTAATTGTTTTTTGTGGGGAGATTTAGGCTCTCCCCTGGCCTTTTATTTAATTATTTAATTAATGTTCCAACTACAACAACTTCAGTGTTATTGTTTGCTGGGGTTACACGAATTCTTACATCTGAGCCAGAATAATCTGCAGTTACTGCAGCTAACTCTGTTCCGTTTGAATATGTAACTCCATATTCAGATACTGCTACGTTGTTAGAAGTATCAAGTGTAACCACTAGGTCTGATACCTGAGTATGGCTACCATTTTTTGCTTTAACTACAAGCTTAGCGCTTCGGTAATCTGCTGCTGCCCATGAGATGGCAGTTGTTGCTGCAGCGGTTACAATATTTCCAGTTGTTGCTGCAACTTGCTTGGCAACAGAGTTGTAATTAATTGCTGTAAATGCTGTAGTTCCGTTTTGCTGTGCTGTATTGGCTGCTGATGCTGTTGCTTCTGCTGCTGCTTGAGCGGCGTTAGCCTTTGTAGTAGCGTCTGTTGCTGCTGCTGTAGTTGCTGCAGACTGTGCTGCGTTGGCTTTTGATGTTGCATCGGCTGCTGCTGTTGCTTCTGCTGCTGCTTGAGCTGCGTTGGCCTTTGTAGTAGCGTCTGATGCTGCTGCAGATTGGGCTGCGTTGGCCTTTGTAGTAGCGTCTGTTGCTGCTGCAGATTGGGCTGCGTTGGCCTTTGTAGTAGCGTCTGTTGCTGCTGCAGATTGGGCTGCGTTGGCCTTTGATGTTGCATCGGCTGCTGCTGTTGCTTCTGCTGCTGCTTGGGCTGCGTTGGCCTTTGTAGTAGCGTCTGATGCTGCTGCAGATTGGGCTGCGTCTGCTTCGCCCTTAGCAAATGCTGTGGTTGCAATCTGAGTTGTATTAGTATCTGCTGCTGCTGTAGGTGCTGTTGGGGTACCAGTAAGTGCTGGAGAAGCAAGAGGTGCTTTTGTTCCCAAAGCTGTTGTGATAGTTGTTGTGTAATTAGCATCATCATTAATTGCTGCTGCTAATTCATTTAATGTATTAAGAAGTGCTGGTGCACCATCTACTAATGAATCTACTGCGGTTGAAATTGCTGTATTACGATTTGAAACCTCTGTGGATATTGCAGATGAAAGAGCGGATGCTGCTGTTGCTTCTGCTGCTGCTTGAGCGGCGTTAGCCTTTGTAGTAGCGTCTGTTGCTGCTGCTGTAGTTGCTGCAGATTGGGCTGCGTTGGCTTTTGATGTTGCATCGGCTGCTGCTGTTGCTTCTGCTGCTGCTTGAGCTGCGTTGGCCTTTGTAGTAGCGTCTGATGCTGCTGCAGATTGGGCTGCGTTGGCTTTTGTAGTAGCGTCTGTTGCTGCTGCAGTGGTTGCTGCTGACTGTGCTGCGTTAGCTTTAGTTGTAGCGTCTGTTGCTGCTGCAGTAATTGCTGCTGACTGTGCTGCGTTAGCCTTTGATGTTGCATCTGCTGATGCTGTTGAAATTGCTGCAGACTGTGCTGCTGCTGCTGAACCTGATGCGTCAAATACACCAGACTTTATAGATAATTTTCCAGCTCCGCTTACTTCAAGTTGTGTTGCTTCTACTGATTTTACAAGAGATGCTCCACCAACAAGGTTAAGAATATAGGAGTCTCCGCCTGTTTCTGTAAGTATGTTTTGGCCATTGATTGTTCCTGTTGATCCTTCAACTACAAGGCCTTGTTTAATTCTAAAGTTTTTTACTACCGTTGCCATTTTTCCCCTACCGTCTTAAGACTTTAAAGACGTTCTGTAATATCTAGCGGTTACAGATCCACTTATTGGTGCTACGTTTAAACTTATTATACCTGAATTTTCTTCAAAAGTAACATTAGCAAGAGTGCTGCTTGTGTTAGATATAATATTTGATTCTACTACGTTTAAATTTGTTCCATCGTTTAGTAGTAAAATATCTGATGTTGCGTATTCACTTCCTTTTGAAATCTGAAGTTTGTATGAAACTGTTCTGTATGCTGTTTTTGAAAACTCATCTACTTTTGTTTTGTTTTCAATTCCCGAAACTGTAAGGTCGTTGTTTCCTTCTAGGCCTAAAAGAACTTCTGCTACTGAGGTTGAGTTTTCAATGTCTTGCAATTGAGCAATGACATCTGCTACTTTATAGTCTAAAGAGTTTACATCTTGAGAGCCATTAACTCCAACTTTTGCTTGTAATGCCTCTATTGCATCATTAGCATTAGTGTGTTGTTGAGAGTGAGATGGACTAGATAACGCATCCGTTGAGTTTGGATTTGTTAATGCGTCTATCGAACTTGGAAAATTTGTTGCCATTGTTTTATTGCTCCAAAATTATGACTTGTAGGTATATTATATCCTATTTATTATTATAGGACACACCTATTTTTTTATTAAATTTTGCCATTCTGTATACATTGCTACAAGCTTTTCTGAAAAATCCTCTTCTGATGAATTGATTGCATTTGGGTCTAGTGCTGCGTTGTAGGAATCATGGACTAAGGCGTTATCTGTAAAAAATACATCATATGGCTCTACGTTTATAGAAATTACTAGCTCTGTAGAGTTTATTGGCATACATTGGGTAACGGGATTCCAGTCTTGTGTCATTGGAGAAAATATAAAATCTGCTAATGTGACATCAGTGACATTTTTAAATTTTATTCCTTCATTATTTTTAATCAATATCCAGTGTGCTTTAGAATATTTGTTTTCATTAATAACAATAGCTCCATCTGTAATTCTTGCAGCCATTGCAACTACGGTAGTTTCTATATCTGTGTCTATTAGTGTGTCTTGTGTTGACCAATTTTGTATGTAATTTGAAATTTGATCATTAGATGTATTAATTCCTTCAATTGCAGCCGAATAAAGTACGTCTCCAACTTTTAAGTTATATGCCAATATTAATCCTTGTGGATTTTTACTTTTAACTAAAGTAGCTGCTCCTAAAGATTTACCTCCCTCGCCTGGGGTGGGTGCAAATGAAAAACCTGTAAAATTATATGTTGTAAAATCATATGGTGGCAAAACAATTGGTGCAAATGAAAATGGTACTAGATCAAAATAGGTAAAGCCATATGGCGGAATCTCAGGATCTGGTGGTGCGGTAAATGAAAATGGTGTAAAACCAAATGGGCTGAAACTAAAAGACCCATATGTGTATTCTATTTGAGTTCCTACGGGAACAACTGAATTTTCTGCAATAGACTGATCAATTATTTTTCCACCCAAAGATTCATTTGAAGTTCCTGCGTTATTTTCTATAACAGATAATCCTAAACTATTTAATAATGATAAGGCTTCTGACCTAACCATTCCAACAATATTTGGAATAGATACTCTTTTTTTAATTTTTGAAGATTTTAAAAATCTCACGCCTTTAGGTCTCCCAAAACTACCCAAGAATTTGCTGCTCTTTTAATTAAACTTGCGCTTGACCATTGAGATCTTAATTTTAAACCTGGTGTTGAATTTGGAGTAAATCCGTCTCCAGCAATAGTAACTTGATTTGATGTAGTTTGTAATACTTCAATATATGTTCCAATAGGGAAATTATAGGTAGAGTCGTTTGGTATTGTCAAAGTGCTAACTCCTGTCATCTCTATCATTTTGTTTGCATCTGAGCCTTGTAGTGTGTATGAAGAAGATTGAGAATTTATTACAATTAAAAACTTTTCTACATCCGAGGTGTTATCTACGTTTCCTAGGCCCACCATTGTTTTTGTAATCCCCGATACGGTGCCTGTAAATGTTGGTGAAGCTAATGGAGCTTTAAGATTAAGAGCGTTTAATGTGTCTGTTGATATTGGTTTAAGGGCGTCTGTTGTATTATTAACATTTCCTAGGCCTATCATATCTTTAGTAATACCCGAAACCGTTCCAGTAAATGTTGGTGAAGCTAATGGAGCTTTTGCTGTTAATTCTGTCGTTATTGTTGCTGCGTACGATGCGTCGTCATTAATTGCTGCGGCTATTTCATTTAAAGTATTTAAAGCACCTGGTGCTGCATCTATTAAGTTTGAAATTGCAGTTCCAACGTATGTTTCAGTTGCATATCCAGTTAAATTTGGAATGGTTGGTTTGCCAGAAAGATCATCATATGCTCCGCTAAACAAAGAAGGCTTATTAGTTAAATCTACATAAGAGCCGCTAAACAAAGAGGGCTTGTCAGTTAAAGCGTTATAAGATCCACCAAATAGTGTTGGCTTATTAGTTAGGTCAATATAAGATCCGCTAAACAGTGTTGGTTTATCGGTTAAATTATTATAAGACCCAGGAAATAAAACAGGCTTGTTGCTTAAATCATTATAGCTAGTAGGAACTTGTGATAGCAACGCTATTGTTCCTGATGCGCTGGGAAGATTTACTGTTATGTCTGAGGCTACGTCTGGGGATTGTAGTGTTAATTCATAATCGTTTGCAGTAGAGCCTTCTATAATAATTTTGTCTTTTGGAATTAGTAGGTTTCCGTCAATATCTAATTTTGCTGGCCCCCCTGCATTTCCAACATCTCCAACTTCCACATATGAAGACAAGGTGTTTTCTAAATCTTGAGTGGTAAGAGAGCTGTAGTATGAAGTGCTACTCCACCTAGATCCGTTTCCAATTTTAAATTTATTTAAATCTGAGGATATAGCAATTTCTCCAGCAAGCAATATTGGATTATCTCTAACCCAGTCAGACTCTATGTCTCTTCTTAATTGAATTCTAACTACCACTTGAGCTTCCTCCATTTATTATTAATGTATACTCATTAATAGAATCTCCACCGTTAAGAATTACACTATCTGATTCAGGGGAATACAGAGAATCTGAAAACCCTCCAGGAAGCAAAGACAGTCTTTCAAAACTAGGTGCGTCTACTATATCACTTGGGCTACCACCATCAATGCCTACAACAACTGGAATATTTTCTGAAACACTTTGTGTAGTATTAACATCTTTAAATGTAATTGGATTTTCTACATCTATTGTGTGTACTGCTCCATCGTATGCGTGTGTATGCATATAAAATGGGGTTGGATCATCGCTTTGTGGGGTAATGTCTACCCAAAAATCTCCATTATATATTCTAATATTTTTTGTTAAAATATTAAAGTATACGTCACCCTCTAAAGCTGTAGATGGATTTTCTGCCAGCGTTAGAAGGTTTAATAAAGACTTAAGTTTCATTTTTTATTTAGCCTATTACTACTACTTTGTATTCTCCTGATGCAGGTGCTACTGCAAATTTAATAGTTACGGCAGATGCAGATGTTAATTCTACGTCTGTCTCAACTTTAGCATATGGAGAAGCTGCTTGCGAAACCTGTACTAAAACATCAGTTGAGCCCAAGTTATGAGTAACCGTGTATGATGTTGCTACTGAGTTTAACGTCTCGACATACTTTCTAGTTATTGCATGATAGTTAGTTCCATCATTTGTAACTGTCCATTTATCTGAGGACTCGTTCCATAGAATTTCAACATCTGTTTCGTTGCCTCGCTCTACACGAATTCCAGCGTCTGCTACTGGTGCTCCAGTAAAATTAGTATTAAGATTAATCTTGTTATCAACAATATTTACCTGGGTTGTATTTACAGAGTTAACTGTTCCTGTAACATTTAAGTTGCCACCCACAAGAAGATTGCCAGTAATTGTTACGTCATCTGGAAGCCCAATTGTTACTGCTGAATTTTCTGATCCTGAACCAGAAACTGTAATTTCATTTGCTGTTCCAGCAATTGTTGCAATATAGTTACCAGTTGTTTGTGTTGCAAGATTAACATTTTTAATACTTACTGCGCCATCTGTTACGGTAAAGTCTGCGTCTGCAAATGAAGCAACACCACGATTTGTAGTTGTTGCAATTTCTGCATCTACTGTTAGGGTTCCTGCTGTATCATCGTATGATACATCAATGCCTTCTCCAGCAACAATTTGTGAAGAAACAATATCTTGTACACGCTCAGCATTTAATGTTACTGCGCCTGATGCTACGGTAAAGTCTATGGCATCAAAACTTGCAACACCTTTATTAGATGAAGTTGCGTCTTCTGCTGATACTGTAATTGTGTTGTTTGTTACTGCAACATCAATTCCTTCTCCACCTGAAACAGTTAATGTGTCAGTTAATAAATTAACTGTGTCTGTTCCAGTGTCTCCAGCAATTGAAAGATTAGTTGCTACGTTTACTGTTCCTGCTGCAGTCAAACGACCTTGTGCGTCTACTGTAAATGTAGGAATTGCTGTTGTAGATCCGTATGATCCAGGTGTTACTGCTGTGTTATCTAGATCAATTACTGTTGTTCCTGTTGAATCTGTATACGTTGCTGTTAAGCCAGTGCCACCAGAAACATATGCACCAATAGCATCTTGAATTACTTCTAGGGAGCCAGATGTTGGGATCCAGGTTGTTCCGTCAAAGAAGTATACAATTTTATCTACTGTGTTAAAATATATTTGACCTTCTACTGGGCTTGAGGGCGCAGTGCTAAGGTTTTGAATTCGAGCATTTTGTAATTCATTTTTGTTAAGGTCTAAGCTAACTAAAAATTTTCTTGCCATTTTGTTTCTCCTTTATGACAGGTATGCTGTCCCTGAAAATGGTTGAGCCATTGTCAGCCTTATTCTATTTATGTCTAAATAGTCTAGTCCAGTTTCAACTGTTTCCCCAGAGCTATCTTTTGTTGTTACGTTTGGGAAAAACCCAAGATTGTGTGATAGTGTTACTGAATATACCCGATTAGTTGGTCCAACAACTTGAGCAATTTCCCATGAAGATGAATATGCATACTCTGAACCTTCTTGAATAAATTTAATAACAGTTGCGCCAGACCAACTTAAATCTGTAAGCTTTGGTCCGTAAAAATCTGTTGTAACTGTGTTGTAATAAAAATCTCCAATAACCCCAAGGTTATTTGATGGTGCAGAGATTCCATTTAATATAGTTCTTCCAGCAGGGCCTTGTGGTCCTGGTGATTTTACAATTACTTTATTTTTTACTTCTTTTACTATTACTTTTTCTGCTGACATTATATAGTTACCGATCTGCTGAGAGTTAAAAACCCTTCGAGGAGTTTTATTTTATTCCCGTTAGAATCGACAACCATAACGTCATAAGAAGATTTTGGATAAAAGAGTTTATTTGTCTGGGTAGGTGTCATTTTAATGGTTAGTGTTCCAGTTGCACCATTAATTGTTATACCACCAGAGGGTGATGTTAGTGTAAATGCTAGTTTGGATCCACCTTTAGTATCACGTACTTGCATCTTTGCAGTTGCATTTACTAAACTTATTGGTGTGACTTCGTCCTCTAAGGTGTATTGAACCTCAAAGGTAAAAGTAGCATTTTGATCTACTTCAAAATTCTTTTGTACTGCCATTTTCAAAATCTCCTAAAATAGGAAAACTCCTATGCTTATTTTAGCACAGGAGCTATCCTAATCGACTACTATTTTATTTTACTTTTTAAAGCCAAACTCTGTATTGCTTGGGCTTAACGCCTTGAGAATAACTGGGGCAACTGCTGCGACTCCTGCTGCAATTAAATCCTTTGGATTTGTATTTCCAGTCATGTATAGAGCTGTAGCTGCTGCTAGGAATGCTCTTCCGTAAGTTCCTAGGGCTGCTAGTATTTGTTCTGTATATGTATTCATATTATCTCCTTTTGGCTTTCGCCATTATATATTCTACCACTATGCGGTTATATCTACAATCTCACAGTTTCCGTCAGATGTGCATGCAAGGGTTTGATTTCCAGATGTTCCATCTTCCGTCTCGTAAAAAGAAAGATCGGCCCATCTAATTTCTTTAGGCATTTTGCCCAAAAGATCTAAATATTCTTCTTTAGATATCTCTTGATATGGAGCCTGCTTGTATGTGTGCTCTGACATCGGTAAAAATGAGATTCCAGAAACATCGTCAAAATTCTTGTATACCCAAGCCCCTACTTCCATCCATTCGTCTTCTTTAACTGAAACAGTAATTGATGGCTTGTGCTCACACCAGGCACGTTGGTAAACTAACCAAATATTTAAATGTTCAAGAGCGGTTAGATCATTTCTAACAATTGCACCCTCTGGTGCTTTTACTGGAAATGAAAATACGTAAGTTTCATTTGGCTTCATCACGTCATCCTCTACTGGAATACCTACTTCTTTTAAGAAAGTAGAAATTGGATCTCCCTTGGAGCCACGAACTGTTCGAATATAGTATGGAGAATGCCATGCATGCATTCCTGAAGACACCCCGACCAATTGAGATACTGTTCCTGATGGTTTTACGCATGTAATAGCGGCAGACTCTGGAATCCCAATTTTCCCAGCCTCATCTTTATTTTTTGCTCTTGCTGATTCTCTAAGTAAATTTAAAAATTCTTCCAAAGATTTCAAATTTTCTTTTCCAGACATAAACTTATGCCCAAATTGTCCAGTAAGAGATACTCCTAATAAGCGCTCTTCTTCTGTGTTGTCCTTCCAAATTTTACGAAGGTATTTAAAGTCTGTAAGAGTTGACTGCCATGTTCCAAGAATAGTTGCCAACTCAACTTTGCGTTCAATATCTTTCTTTGTATCATTTTCACGTAATACGACTTCTGAAAGATTACAAAACTGATAAGGACGTAAAATAATCTCTGAGCAAGGGTTAGTTCCATAGTGTATATCTGGATCTCTTCTTCCATATTTGGATGCTTGGGCTTGAGCTGCGGCCACATTGTATATACCTCGTTCTCCAGACTTTGAATCATATAAAGATTTCCATTCTGCTATAAATTGTTCCATTTGTGGTTTTCTAGAATACGCCACTGAGTTGTTAGAGAGTGCACGTTGTGAATTGTGCTCCCACCAATTTCCAGTTTTTGCTTGTGCCATTTCAATATCATTAATATTAGAAAGAGAAATCAATGCAGATCTGCGTACTCCGCCAACCACTACAATTTCACCTATTTTGCACATAATGTCGTGTGCTTCAATTGGCTTGAATTGTCTACCTGCTGCATTTTTAAATTTAGCAATTGTAAAATCAAAAAGATTAACTAAAGGCTGTGGGCCAGAAGATCTTCCACCCATAGTTTTAAGCCTTGCGCCTGCGGGACGAAGCTTGCTTACATCAATTGATGGAATCTGTCCAGTCCAAAGAAGTGCAAGTAATTCACGAAATGCTTTTGCCCAACCAGACTTAGAATCTTCAACAACAATTACCGTTGTAGATTTTTCAAAAGATTCTGGAATTATTGGAAGTTTATTTACGTATTTATATTCGACAGAAAACCCAACTCCAGTTCCACACATTAAAATGTACATTGTTTCGTCAAATGAACGGGGATTATCTACTGGTACAAATGAACAATTGTATCCCGCAACATGATCTCTCTCTAGCGCTGGGCCAGCGGTCATTACGGATCTCATTGATGGCATAACGTTTCTATCTAGCACCGCTTGTTTTAATTCTGTTATTAGTTTTGATGAAGGCTCATATGAATGCTCTTTAAATAAATGATCTAGCATAAAAGAAAAATAACGATCTACTGTTTCGCTCCAAGTTTCTCTACGATTTTCTTCTGGCATCCAACGTGCATATCGAGACAATGCAATAAAGTTTTCGTACGGGTTTTCAATAGATGTTGACATATAGACCTCTTCTTCCGCCTGCGGATTAATTAAAATTTTTGATGAAGTCTAAGTGTATCAAACTTTTATTAAGGGGTCTAGCTCTAGGAAAATTTTTTAAAAATATTTTTAAAAGCGTTTTCAGTCAACTGATCCCAATTATAATCTTTATGTATTTTAGTTGACTGAGCAAAGTAATAATTTGAATATGCTTTAAAATTAATAGACACATCTCTCATAAGTTCAAGTAGATGTTGACGGTTTGGCTCAAAAACTTTTCCTTTATGTGGAAATGGCCATGGTGAATCTATAATTTTTGATTTTAATTTTAGTGGACCAAGATATTTTTCGTAGTGAGCCCATCCGTTAGTACAAATAGTTGGCATGCCAGTTGCTAAAGCTTGAAATGGAATAAAGCCAAAACCCTCTCCATAGCTTGGATAAATTAAAACATCATGTGAGTTATACAGTTGTACTAGCTCTTCATTTGTTAAAACTTCTGTTATTAAATTAATATTTGAGTAAAGTTTTTCTGGTGCGCCAATTATGTTTTTGTCTATAAAGTTATTATAAACTCTTGTTGTATTAATTTGGTCTGCTTTAATTGTTAAAGAGTATTCGGGGTTGTTTCCAAATAAACTTATAAAGGATTCCACAACCATTTGACCAGCTTTTCGTGGTGCTGGCTCTCCGACATGTAAAAATTTTATTATTCCGTCATCTTGCCTTTTATAAGGTTTCCATATTGGATCAATTCCATGTGGATAAACTTTATCTACTTTGTATCCGTTATCTTCAAAAACATTTGCACACCAATCTGAAGTAGTCCAAATTTCATCGCAAGCATCTATGTATTCTTTCCAGTCTTCTGGTATTACTGTAGACTCCCACGGAGTATAACTAATTTGATATTGATTTTTATGTAATTTAAAATGCGCTGGTTGTGAAAAATTAAACTGTACTTTAGACTTTGGGTCTTGAAATGGAACAAAGTGTCCCAGGTTATTTAGTGATTTAACTATATTTTCTCCTGCGTAGCCATACCCGTTTTTGCTTTTTAGGTTAGCAATTACTGTGGAAAACGATATATTCATACATTCTTTCTGGTCAACTGGCTTGACACTCTTTAAAGCACAATGGTACTATTATAGTTCGTTATCTCTAAAGGAGGAATGCCAATGGAGAAAGTAAAACAAAGACTTAGTGATGTTGTACATAACTGGGCCGCAATAGCAATAATAACATTATTCCTATTTTCCGTCCAGCCTGGACCAACTATTACTCAGGCTTTAGAAGTAAAAGAAGAAAAAACCGAACTACAACTAAAAAGAGAAATAATAAATAAGTTCAGCAATGACACTTATGAGCACTCCGAAATGCTTGCGCCTAGTGATCTAAAAGATCTATTATGGGCTGTAGGTTTTGAAGGGGTAGCTTTGAAAACAGCTTGGGCTGTTGCTAAAGTAGAGTCTAACGGGAGACCGCTTGCTCTAAACGACAACAAATCAACTGGGGACAAATCTTACGGAATTTTCCAGATAAATATGCTTGGGGAACTTGGCATAGATAGAAAAGAAAAATTCGACTTAGTTTCAAATAAGGAATTATTTGATCCAGTAACAAACGCAGAGATAACGTATTATATGACTAAAGGCGGAAAAGATTGGTCATCGTGGCCTAACTCAATAGAAAAGGCCAAGGAGTTGATTCCTCAATTCCCTAAAGCTTAAGGAGCAATTTTGCGAAAGATACAATATGTATCTCAGTATATAGCTTTATCAGAAGAGGGCCTTGTTCCAGTTTTGGAATGTCCAATGGACCAGGGCTCTCTTTTTTGCAATTTAGATTTAGATGACAACATATTTCTATATTGCATTTCTTGCGACTATAAAAACTTTATAGGAAGCTCTTTCTATGATAAAATTGTATTATTAGTAAATGAGGTAAAAAATGTCTGAGGCTCCTGTAAATCAAAATCTAGAAGATAATCTTCCTATGGTTGATTATATTATGTTACACAGGATATATGACTTATTAACTCTTATAGCAAATGAAGTTGCTGGCTCTGAGAAGACATCTAAAATGGTTGAATATCATGAGCAAGGATTTTTATTAGGTCCGACACCTTCTTACACCCCAGAAGAGTAATCATTTGGCAAATTTTGTAAACAACATAGAGTACGGTCCTGAACATATTTTTGAAATTTTATCCGTTAAAGATAATGAAGCTTATACTACTGGATTTGTTGACGAAAATATAATTGGCAATCTCCAGTTTAAAGACCTAGAGCATGGCATGATGCTAAAAAATAGATCTGTAATTAAAAAAATAAATAAAGATAATTTCTCGCATAAAGAATCTTTTTATTTTTTGCATATAGCTAAAAATTCTGGAATTTCTCTGCAAGAAGAATTAAAAAATGTTTTTAAGGAAGAACAGTTATTTGTAAATAATATTGGATATTTAAATGAATTTGATATGCTAAATTCTAAATTAATTTCTGGGCACCTTGCAATGTACCCCTTTGATCTATTTGAAAAAAATAATAAAAATATACATGGCATAACAATATTAAGAAACCCTATAGATAGAGCAATTAGTTATTTTATGTTTATAAGTAAAGTATTTGATTCTATGTTGCACAGACAAACGGATAATGTAACAAATAAAAATTTTGATAACTTCTTGTCAGATCCAATAAATAGAGATCTTATAACTAATTTTCAAACTAGGTGTATAACCTCAACATTGAATACGGACAAAGCGTCCCACTGGAGCAACAAGTATTTAAATAGATCAATAGACAGATTTCAATTAGCGGCCACCATGTCTTCTAATTCTAATTTTATGGCTCATGGTCAAGATGGAAGTTTGTGGAGAGACAGTTTAAATAAATTTGATATAATTGGTACTGTAGAATACAGAGAATTGTTTTTAAATAACCTTTCAGTAATTTTACAAAAAAATAAATATTTTGGACAAATTAGAAATATTAAAAAAAATACTTCTAATCTTAAATTACAAAAAATTAAAAGCACATTAACAAAAGGTCAAATTGATCAAATTGTTGAATTAAATAATTATGATTTTGAAATGTATGATTTTTTAATGAAGAATAAAGGAGTCTGGGAATGTTAAAAAAAAGTTTATACCCATTTTTTAGATTAAGCGCTAGATGGGTCGACCCTAGACATACTCCTATTACAAAAAGAGATGTTAAGGCAAAAAATTTAGAAAATAAAATTCCAAAATTATATTTTCCATTAAATAGACATTATGGATTTTTTTTAAATACAGCAAAAGTATATGTAAAAGATATGTTGCGTTATGGAAAATCTTATTCTACCTACAGGGGAAGATATTTAGTAATTTATATTTTTTCTCCACAGGGGGCTTGGGAAATTTTAGCTGCTAAGCAAAAATCTTTTATTAAAGGTCCTTTGTGGGGCAGGGCACGTAGACTTCTTGGCAATGGATTGCTGGTTAGTGAGAATCCAGATCATTTTGTTTTTAGAAGAATGACAATGTCTAGCTTTGATCATAAAAAATTATTAAGCATGTCTAATATAATGTTCAACATAACTAAAAGTAAAATTGATGAATTAAAAAATAACAAAAAAGAAATTGAAATTCGTTCTGAGATAAACTCTTTGGCTTTAGATATTGTTAGTAGGTGCGTCTTTGGAGTTGATGTTCAGCATAACTCTGAATTAATAAAAGACGAGTTGACTGTGTCGGTAAATGCTATGGATCGAACACAGAATCCATCCTTAACAAGGTTTGAAAATATGAATATCCCTTACTTTAAAAACTTTGTAAACTCAACTGTATTTATGTATGAATTTGTAGAAAAAGTGTATGAAGATAAAATCAAAAGCAATTTAGATGGAGACGACCTGCTATCTATATATATAAATAGCACAGATGAAGATGGTAATAAAATGTCTAAGCATCAAATTTTAGATGAAATGCTTACTGTAATCCTTGCTGGATTTGAATCTACATCAAACACTCTGGTATGGGCTTTGGCTTATCTAAACAGGCATCCAGAAGAATATAATAAATTAATTGAAGAATCTAAGAGTATTTTTAACTCTGGCCTATCCGAAGAAGAGGTACTACAAAAAATTATTAGCGCCCCCGTTTGTTCTAGTATTTTAAAAGAAACATTAAGACTTTGCCCTCCTATTTGGAATTTGCCTAGAATGGCAAAAGAGGATGTTGAGGTAGATGGAAACTTTATTCCAAAGGGTTCGTTTGTAATTGTAAACCCATATGTTACTCATAGAATACCAGAGATATACCCAAACCCTGAAAAGTTTATACCTTCTAGGTGGGATGGGGATTTTGAAAAAAACTTGCCTTTAGGTGCATATTTCCCATTTAGTGAAGGTAATAGAAAATGCATTGGGGACCAATTTGCAATGATTGAAATGAAAATAATTCTTTTGGCAATGTCTAATTCATTTAAAATAAAAACTTATGGAAAATTCCCCAGAGGTATAGATAGGGTGACTTATCGTGTTGCAAAACCAATAAGGGCTAAAATAAAAAATCATTGACTTTGAAAATAAGTTATTTTATAATGGTGTAGTATAAGTTGAGCATTTATGCTCCTCATACAACTGCATCATTAGATGCCAGAACCCAATCGGATCCGCCTCTGATTGGGTTTTCTGTTTAAATAGGTGTATAATTAATTTATGAGCCCAAGATACTTTGCTAAATTTACTGGAACCGATTATCAGAACGGTGCTAATTGGTTTCATTTTTCTTCAAATAATTATGTCCCTGGGTCCCCTGAAGAGAAAATTAGCAAATGGAAAATAGTAAAG